CGAACTCAACAAGGTCGGGCTCGTGATCCCCGACCTGTACATCAACATCGTCCCGCCACAGCCGATCATCGAAGGCGTTCCGACCGACATCGTCGGCGTCGTCGGGACCGCGACGTGGGGGCCGGTCGGCGTCCCGACGCCGTTCGGTGACGGGCCGTCTCTCGTCGCCGCGTTCGGCCGCCCCCAGTCGCGCAAGCACGACATGGGCACCGTCGCGCTGATCGCGATGGAACAAGGCGCTGCCTCGTTCCGAGGCGTCCGTGTCACCGACGGAACCGACGTCGCCGCCTCTGTCGTGGTGCAGACAAATTGCATCACCTTCACCGCGCGCTACACCGGCTCCGCTGGCAACGCGATCACGGTAACGATCGCGACGGGCTCGGCGGCGGGCTCGTTCCGCGCCATCGTGGCGCCGCCGTTCGGCTCCCCGGAAATCTTCGACAACATCGTCGGGTCCGGCAACGCGTTCTGGGCGAACCTCGCCGCCGCGATCAATGCCGGGCAAGGCCAGCTTCGCGGCCCATCCGAAACGATCATCGCGACGGCGGGCGTCGGCGTCACCGCGCCCGCGCTCGCCACGGTCACGCTCGCCAGCGGGACCGATGGCGCCGCGACGATCACCTCTTCGACCCTTCTCGGCGTGGACACGACGCCGCGTCGCGGCATGTACGCGCTGCGCGGCTCCCCGGTCATGGTGTTCGGACTCGCCGACGCCGACGACGTCGCGACTTGGGCGTCCCAAATCTCGTTCGCCAAGGACGAGGCCATGTTCGTTGGCCTCGCCGGGCCGGTCGGGCAGTCGATTTCGACGGCCGTTACGGCGAAGCGCACGGGCGGGTTCGACGATTGGACCGCGAAAGTTCTCCTCGGCGACCACGTCCTGTGGCAGGACCGCATCAACAATGTCCGCCGCTTCGTCTCCCCCCTCGGGTTCTGGCTCGGCCGCCGGGCTCGTCTCTCCCCGGAGCAGTCCTCGCTCAACAAGCCAGTGTTCGGCGTGATCGAGACGGGGCGCGGACAGTCCGGGAACCCGTACTCGCGCGGCGACCTCGACGAACTTGCGCTCAACGGGATCGACGTCATCACGAACCCGATCCCGCGCGGGAACGTGTTCGGGTTCCGTATGGGGCGCAACTCGTCGTCGCAAGTCGCTGTTCGCGGCGAGAACTACACCATGATGACCTACTTCATCGCGCGGACCCTCGACCGGGCGATGGGCATCTTCGTCGGCGAAGTCCACACGCTCCGCACGCGCGAGCGCGCCAAGGCGACGATCGAGAACTTCCTCGAACAGCTTCAAGTCACCGGCATGATCGGCAATCCGAATGCGCCGGATCAGCCCGCGTTCTCGGTGCAAATCGACGCCGCAAACAACCCCGACGTCCGCGTCGAAGCGGGCTTCATGGAAGCGAATGTGCTCGTTCGCTACCTGTCTATCATCGAATACTTCATCATCAACCTCGAAGGCGGACAGTCCGTGCGCGTCACCCGCGCAAACACCGAAGCGGCGTGAGGGAGGGCTAGGCTATGGCTGTCAACGGCATTCAAGACGGGCGTGACGTATCGGTCGCGTTCACCGGCGAAGGTGGCGCGCCCCTTGCCGTTCGTCCCGAGGACATCCTGTCCTTCACGTCCCGACAGGTCGTCAAGGAGATGTCCAAGCTCCCGATCGCGGGGCCGCCCGTGCACGGGCATCAGCCGCAAGGCTGGCAGGGCGACATCGAGTTCAACACGGTGTCCGATGACTTCGACAAGTACGTCGCTCGCGTCGAAGCCGCGTACTACGGCGGCACGTCGATCCGCCCCGCCACGATCCTGGAAACGATCCGCAAGCCGGACGGTTCGGTGACGCAGTACCGCTATCTCGGCGTCTCTTTCGGCGAATACGACACGGGCGGCGCCAAGGGCGAAGGCGAGCGCACCCGGAAGTATTCGTGGAAGGCGTCGCAGCGAGTGGAGCGTTGACCGTGACGAAGGCTCGCATTCACAAGGGCGAACCCGTCGCGCCGACGGTCGAACCCGTCGCGCCGGTGGCGACGCGCCCGACGACGGCGTCCGCCGTGGACGCCAACGGCCGCGTCATCGTCGTTCGTCGCGCCAGTCCGTCGGCGCGGCTGCGGATGTACGGCCTCGTCAAGGACAATGACTTGGCGCGGAACGATATGTACATGGGGCATATTGGACTTGCCATGTCTATTGTGTCCATCGATGGCGTCGCCGAACTGGCGCCGCAGTCCATCTCGGAAGTTGCGAAGCTCCTGGATATCCTTGGCGACGAGGGTTTCGAGGCCGCTGCCGCCGCGCTCGCCACGCTCGCGCCGCCTGTCGGTGACATCGCGGGTCATGCAAAAAACTAGCTCGGGACGCCGAATACCGGGAGAGGCTTTGGCTTGTCCGCAACGGCGTCCCTTTTGATACTGCTTTCGCGATGGACGATGCGGAAGCCTTCGCAGCGGGCGTCATCTTCGGAGAGTTCGAAGGCGGCGAGTTCGATTGGCATTCATTGCGATGGAAGCAACGGAAATGATGCGCGCCGACGCCTTCGCCAACGTTCTTCGCGCCGCCGCGATGACGATTTCCGCCCCGAAACGGCACGCCCTCGAATACGGTGCCGCGCTTGTCCTTGACGCGGCGCGATCCTATCCGGGCACGTACCAGCGGGGCGCTGCGCCGTTTCCGGGATGGGCCGCCCTGGCACCGTCCACGTTGGCGGACAAGGCGCGCCAAGGCTACGACGTGCCGTCCCCGCTTCGGCGCACGGGGGCCTTGGCGGCAAGCTATGGCAGCACTATCGGGACCGACCGCGCTTATGTCGGGTCCAACTACGATATCGCAGTGTACCAGGAACTCGGAACGTCGCGTATCCCGGCGCGATCCGTGGTCGGACTAGCGGCGGCTCGCAACGGCCGCAAGATCGCCGACGCGGTCGGTCGCGCGGTCCATGCACACTTGCTCGGGGGCGTCGCGCCTCTAGCGTTGGCGGGCGCCCGTAGTCATCCCGCCGCCCGCGCTCGCGCGACGCGCGGTAGTCCACGTCCCATTCTTCGACCCGCCGACGAGGCATCGTGAACCCCTACAAGGTCGGCGTAGAACTGAGCATTGCGGGTAACGCCGCCGCTCAACTCTCCGCCCTTTCCACACAAGTCCTGGGCATCCATACCACGGCGACGCGTGTTGAGAATGCCTTTGGTTCATGGGCGACGGCGATTGCCGGGGCGACGGCGGCACTTGGCGCCGCTGGCCTTCTCGGGGCCATGCGCGAGGTGTTGACGGCGGGCGGCGAGCTTCAGCGCCAGTTCACGAACCAGCAGCTAGGCGGGTTCACGCAAGGCGAAATGACGGCGTCTCGCTCCGCCGCGACGGACCTAACGCGTCAGTTTCCGTCGTTTTCGGGATCGCACATCCTGCAAATGATCAACGAAGCGCGATCGGTCTACGGATCGGTCGAAGAGGCGCTTCCCGCGATGCGCGACGCCTTGGAGGCCGCGACGGTGCTCCAATCGACGCTCCGTGGCAACCGGAACGTCGGACGCGTCACCGATGCCGTGTTCAATATGTTCAAGGCGGGCGACATTCGGAACATCACCGACGATCGCGCGCAACAGCGCGAGTTCATGGACCAAATCACGCGCGCCGTGATCGCTACGGGCGGGCGTGTCGGTCCTGATCAAGTCGTGCAAGCGTTTCGATACATGCGGAACGTCGGACTGACCGTCGACCCGTCTTTCGTCCCCGTCGTGGCGTCCCGATTGCAAGAGATTTCGGGCATGACCTTGGGCCAACAGGTCAAGAGCCTGGAGCAGGCCCTCATTGGAGGGCGAGTTTCTCGTCAGTCCGCGCGGTTCATGGACGAACTAGGTCTTTTCGGCGACAGGTCGCAAGTAGACTTCAATAGCGAAGGCGAGGTCACTAGATTTCGTCCGGGGGCTGTTCGAGAAAGCGAACTAATTCAGCGAAACCCTTATCAATGGGTTCAGCAGGTGCTATTGCCTGCCTTTGAACGGGCCGGTTATCGTTCGCAAGAGCAGCAGCAAATAGCTATTTCGACGCTCTTCGGTAACCGCAACGCGGCCGATCTTGGCGGAAATTTTTTGAATGCGCGCGCGACCGAACGCGACATGGCGTTGATGCGTGCCACGATGGGCCTTAGCGGCGCGGGCGTGGTGCAAACCCAAGACCTTGACGCCGCCATGACTGGTTTCTCGTCGTCGTGGACGAACCTTCTACAGGCGCTAGGTCAGCCGAGCGTGATCGCGGTTGTCGGTGTTCTCAACAATCTTTCCGGCGCCGTGAATGATCTCGCGAAGACGGTGTCAGGGGTCGACCCGGAGACGCTGCGCTTGTTCGGTGTCGGCGTCGCCGTTTTTGCCGCCGCGCTTGGCGGCGCCGCCGTCGTGGCCTTTGTCGCCACGGTGGCGCCGCTCCTCGCCGGGGCCGCTATCCCGGCCGCGATTGGGGGCCTCACAATCGCCCTCGCGGCCTTGATCGCGATCCAATGGGACACTCTCGCGAAGGCGGTTTCCGACGCCGCCGCCGCGATCAGGTCGGCGTGGAACACCATGTCGGAGGCGTTCAATTCGATGGTCTCCGGCATTACCTCGATCGGGGAGCGCATCGCGGGCGCGGTTCGGTCGTTCCTGTCGTTCCTCAACATCCCGATCCCGTCTCAATCGTCGGCTGCTGGTGCGGCGGGTCGCGCCATTGGCGGCGCGGCGGGGCCGGGAAGCGTCCTCAACGGCGGCAACGCCGGGGCCGCGACAGGCGGGGCGCTTTCGCCTCCCGCGCTTGCGCCGCCCGTACCGGGCCGTCAATCGAGCCTGGAAAGCATCGGGCGCGGGTTCGCCCCGGCGAGCGGCGATCGTCCGACGTCGGTTCCGCCCGTGGGCTCGCGCGGAACGCAAGTGACCGGCGTCGTCACCATGGACGGGCAGCGCGTCGGATCGATCGTCGGGAACTACATGGCGGCGCGCTATGCGTCGGACTTCTCGGCGGGCGCCGCGCGGTTCGACCCGTCCGCCGACGTGTCCCCCGTCGATGCTCCGATGATGGCGTGAGGACGTCGCCGTGCTGATCCTTGACGGCGTCATCTTCAACGGCTGGGAACTTCCGGAGAAGATGCCTTCACCGGGCGGCAAGCACGCGCACAACGTCCACAAGTACCCCGGTGGACGCCGCGTCTTCGACCTCTTGGGACCGGATGACGCCGACATCTCGTGGGAGGGTCGGTTCCGATCCTCCGATGCGTTGATCCGCATCCGGGCGCTAGACGAAATGCGCGTCACCGGGCGCACCGTGACGTTGATCTCGGAAGCCTATGCCGGTCCGGTTAAGGTTTTCGACTTCGCCCCAGAAATGGAGCGGGTGAACGAGGTTCCGTACCGGATCACATGCACCGTCGTCACCGATGGCGAAGAGGGCGGCGCGAACCCGGCGACGGGCGACATTGGCGACGTCGTCCCGGCTGGTCCGATGGACCTCCTGGCCTCGTGTGACGTGCAAATCGGGTTCGCCGCCGACGCGCTCAACGCCGTTGACGACGCCCTCGCGATCCTTGACGGTGTGGCCGGGGTCGTCGACGTCGCCATCGGGGCGCTCGGGCCGGTCACGGCCGCCCTTACCGTGATCGGCGATCTAGCCGACTACGCCGCCGACGTTATCGACGCGGTGTCGCTCCCGGTCGACATCGCGATCGCCACGGCAATCGATCTGACCGAAAGCGTTGCCAGCGTTGCCCTGGTGGCGTCGGCGGGCGCCCATGCCCTGTCGGTCCTTGACGACATGGTG